GCAACTGCTGATTCTACTGCTTGCTGAAGGGCAGGGGAGATGATGCGAGAGCGTTCTGAAGCCCGCATGGAGTCTTCTGAGGCCCACTGTCCTCGCCAAAGACGGTAATACTCATCAAACTGTTCTTTGTAGTTTGCTTCGTAATGATCACGCCATGCGTTTACTTTCTCAATTACCCAACCTTCTAAAGAAGTCTCGTTTAGGTAGAAATCATTGTCTTCAAGCATATCAATATCCTGATACTGGGTCTAACACTTCAAAATCCTCCTCGTCAAAGTCAACATAGTAACTGACTTTAGCAAGTTGGTCGATATACGCTAATGCATCAATTAAATCATCATGGACTAACGGATTTGGAAACTGAAATAACTGATCACAGAACTCAGTGTTCCAAGGGCCTTCATTGAGCGTTACTTGCCCGTTCTCAAACCGTCCTTGCAGAGCCCATACAATACGATCTATCTTCTTTTGGTTACCGTGGGTTAATTCTTCAACACGAAAGAACCTTTGGTTAGACTTCATTAAGTCAGTTAAATAAGGCAACACCGCATTCTTGAGTGCTCCCTTTTCAATACCGACAGAAATTGGCTTATACTTGTCAACAGCATCAAAGATTTTCTTTGCTGTCTTTTTAATATCCCAACGACCGTAGATAATATCTTCAACAAACCAACCATCCATGTTGGCTTTAACAACGGCGATGGCTGTGGTATCTAGTCGTTTGTTTTTAGCGTTAGACGCTTTAGCCACATCAGCAAAGCCCGCCAAGTCGACTGCAATGTAGTAGTCACCTTCATCAGGATCATCACCAAAGACAACCCAATCTTCTTTAAAGATTTCACTACCCAATGCCTCAAACGACGCCATGAACTCTTGACGGAATGCATAAGAGGACATACTCTTCTTAGCAACGTCGATCTCCTGAGGATCGAGAAGGGGATTGTCATAAGACGTAAAATGCCAACCTTTATAAGTTGGATCATTCTCAAGCTCAGCGTACTTATACAACTCATAGAAGTGATTACGTCCTTTCGGTGTTCCGATAAACAAGGCAGAACCCTTCTGGTCAGCCAAGGCAGGTCTTAACACCTCCTCCCAGACACTAGGTTTCATATCCGCATATTCGTCCATAACTAGGAACTTAAGGGATACACCACGCATAGTGTCGGGCCTATCAGCACCTTTGAGAGATATCGTCGCTCCGTTAATGAGCTTAATCTGCATGTTGTTGACGTGAGAGCCAGAGATAATCGGGTGAGCTAAGTCAAGCAAGACACCCCACATAATGTCCCTAGCTTGCCCTTGAGTGGGGGCTACATAGAACACATGGCCTTTAGATGCTTCTAGAGCATTTAAGATCAGCATCCATGCGGCAAGCCTTGACTTACCACAACGCCGACCTGCGGCAACAACTTTAAATCTTTCCTTGGCATTATACACATCTTGTTGCCAAGGGAGAAGCTCAACCTTGAGATCACTCAAGCCTTAGCCTCTTTCATAATATCGACAAGTTCTTTACTGCGTCTACCGACTTGGTCATACCACTTTGAGTTAATCATCTCATTAGCGGCCATCAAGTAATTCCCTTCGTTGACGTAACGTAGCATATTCTTGAACTTACTTAAGCGATTCCGCCCAAGGTTAAACGCCATGTTCACAAGAACCCTTTGGGCGTCTGGAGCTTGCCCTGCGAAGTTTAAGACAAGAGTACAGGCATCAGTGTAAGCAACCTCACAGTCTTTACGGAAGACATCAAGGATTCTTTCGTCAGTTACTGGTGTCCCGACAGGCCAAGTGTGCTCCATGTCTTCTTCAGTCACCATATGGCCGATACCGAAGGTCGGGTATCCTTCAGAACATAAGTAGATCTCAGTGACGTAACCTTCGTGACGAACTAAGTCTTCTTTAACAATTTCGATTAGTTCATCCTTCGTCATCAATTATCTCCGCATCAATAATGTCTGAGTGATCTTCACCGACAACTTGAGTGTCGCCACCTATGCCAGTAATGGTAATATTGACTGAAGGACGACCACCACCTTCCTTTTCTTTTTCAAAATAAGAAACAGGAAGCATTCTATCCATTAAGAGCTTCCAAGCCGCCGCTTGGTTTTTATGGTCATCATTCAGTGCCGCATCAAGAATACTATCTAAGACCTTCCTTGACTTCGGTGAGGCTAACATACGAGCTTTATACTCGTTAATAATTGAGGCGTCGCCTTTGGGGCGACCAACCTTACCCCTAGCTCCTGCCTTTTTAGACTGAACTAGGTTCTTTTTTGGTCGACCTGTAGTTTTGGTCAAGGTTTGTTCTTGATCCGACATAAGTATTCTCCAAAGTGGTACTTAAGTATTCTTAAGGTTACACGAGTTTGTTGAAGAGTAAAACTAAACGACAAAACAAAGAAGACTACTTAACGAAAACCTTCATGCTGTCTCGTGCTTACTTAAGATAGGTATATTATAGCATATAAATTACTAAATGTCAACCCCTAAAGAGTAAATAACTTAAGATTCCCCTCTTATTATTGATTATACCCGCCCTTGTACCTTTTGTCAACCCCCTAAGTGGTACTTTTTATCATTAAATTTACTAATGAATACATAAGAATATCATAAAGATAGACTATTATCACACATAAGTCGTACTTAAGTGTTATATTATAACATTTTAGTTAATTTTTTAGTGTTTTTCTACGGTTTTTTTCTTGCATGTCTAAGGGGGTACAACAAAATTAACATAAGACCACTCGCCCCTCCCCGGGGGTACCCGAGAATCCCTGTGGATAACTTATGCACACCCTGGGGGTTATCCACAGGTTACACACAGGTACCACACAGGTTGTACACAGGTAGTCCACAGGCGCACCAAAGTGGTGCACGAGTTATCCACAGGATATTCACAAGGGGTCACATGCACTAAAGTGGTGCAAGGTGGTCAAAAGTGGTGCATGTGTGTGCCTATGTGGGTGCCCTCAGGCACTACCTGAGCACTACCTGAGCAACACCCAAGCAACCCAAAAGAAAACACTTGACAAAATTAATTTAGGTCAATTTGTAAATATTTGTTGACTTGTTGCAGTGCTTTGTGCGGGGGGTCTGAAGGTGTTACCAACGGTACCAAAGTGCACTTATTGCATAATACTTTGGTCTAGTTTGTATTATACTTTAGTCTAGTTTGGGGTTGACGGGGGTTGACCAGAAAAAACTAGGGACTATAGTCGCCCCAATTCCTGACCGGCGGCCCCGGAGGGAAGGAAGCCCCAAGCGGCTCCAACAGTTCTTTAACAAGTCAATGACTAGCCGTCTGACCTCAAGAGTGTCAGTCGGTGGCAACTGCTCCAAGTCGGGCTACCGGCTCAGATGACAGGTTCGGCGATCTCCCCAGAGTGGCTTGGCTCTCTGGTTGGTTGTCTCCCTCACTCTCTGGGTCGATCCGATAGCGGAGCGGGTCGAGCTCCCTGCCTCATAGTAGCGACGCCACTGACTGATCACCGGTAAGGTCAAGTGCAAGACGGTCACAGACTCCACAGGCGGCCTTTAGGTTGCCTGTGTGGACTGACTACAGCATCTGGGCAACGGGTGCTGTACTGAGTTCACAATCAAAGGAGACACATGATGAAACTCAAGAAGCTAGGCTCAAATATGACGCTAATCAAAATGGACGACTGCGAGATCCTGTACAGCTACGAGACGCCCGTTGCGGCTCTGCGCTACAGCGACCACGAGTACCTGAGGACTGACCTATTCTGGTCGGTGACTACCTCACGCCACATCAACCAATGGTTGCAGGGTGTCGAGGCTCAAACGGTCTCACAGGACGAGTTGTACAAGATGGCGAGGAGCGAAGCATGAAGACGATCAACACAGCACGATTTGAGGTTGGCATACACGACGACCGCAAGCACGGTTGGTTTGAACACCACGAGCACGGCGACGAGTACGGCGGCGGCCTCTGGTTTGACGACGGCACCCTGTCCGACTACGACGGGATCTCAGGGTATCTTCCGACTGAGATTCTCGACGCACTACAGGCTGAAGGCTTCAACGTCGACGACATGAGGCCGGACGACGACGATTAACCCACTGATGAGGCCCTGTGACAGGGGCCGAAACGATCACAAAGCACTGGAAGCCCTTCAGTGAGTGGTCGTCTGGGAAGTCAACACAGAAGGAGAGACCCCATGAAAGAACGTAAGCGCACAGCGATCATCAACGCACTGACCAAAGCAGGTTGGGGCGACGTCGTGATGACTGACTGGGAATACACAGGCGACCTCAAGCTCAACTGTGAGAAGTGGGTCGAGGCCAAAAGCATGAGCGCAGGTGACTACTACTGCGAATCAGGCAACAGCCTCTACGATGATCAAGGCACCAGTCAGGAGATTGCCAAGATCCTCAAGAAGTACGGTGCGTATCCTGAGTGGTACGATGCCGCAGTCATTGCAGTCGTCGCATAGGAGAGAAAGCATGAACGACTACGAACAGATCTACGCTCACATTGAGCAAGCCAAGGAAGCCGCCTATCGCCTCAAGCGTCAGCTTGAGCGACACGGAGAGTATGACCCAGATGTTCGCATCGTCGAGCACTGGATCGGTGGTCTTAATGAAGTCCTCTTTGGAGGGCTGTCACCCAAGCCGCCCATTCGGCACTGCGTCAAGCGTTTTGTCGAGGGGGATGATCCACTAGGCGAACGCATCACGAAACGACTGGAGGGAAACACATGACACTCACAGACGCACAGGTTGCCAAGGTAACCTTTGACCACTGCCGCACTCATG